AGTGGGTATCAATTATTTAAATGGAGATAGAATAAAGAACCAACCCTTTTGAAAAATTTATAAACTTTTTTAAGAAAAGTAAATTTTCGAAAAAGAGTAAATAATTAAGAAATATAAGTTAGATTATAAACACTAGTTGTGTGATTGCTTAGTCTAATCGCTAGACAATCACATTTATTTAAAATGTACTATTATTGTAATACAAAAAAATCAAGAAATCAAGTATTTAGGGTTAAAAAAGATAAATATTTAAAAAAAAGAATAAAATAATTGAAAAGTGAAGAAAATATGATAATATAATAGATAGTAAGGGGTGAGATAGATGGAAGATAGTGAGATAGATGCCTTAGTAGGAGTAGATAGTAAGGGAATAGTGAAGGATGAAGAGATAAAGGGTACTATAAGGAATATCTTTAATTGGAGTAGTGAAGGTAAGAGTGAGAAGGAAATAAGTCAGTATCTTAATATGGACTTGAGAGACTTCAAGAGCCTATGTAAGCAGTATCCGATATTCTTAGGTGCTATGAGTAAGGGGAAGGCAATGGCTAAGATGATGGTCAGTGCTAGTATGTATGAACTTGCTATTGGTGGTAAGAAGATTAAGAAGTTAGTACCTGTTACTACTTGTGAATATAATGAGAATGGTAAGATGATAAGTAAGACTACTACTTATGCTAATGTAGAAACTGAGTTACCACCTGACTTTAATGCTCAAAAGTATATCCTTAGTAGAAAAGACCCGAAGAATTGGGGAGATGATGTCGTTATAGAAGAAGAGAAAATCTATAAGAAACAAATTGAACCACTTACATCTGAAGATAAGGCTAGATTAGTTAAACTTAATAAGGCTAGAAAGATAAAGGAAGCAAGGGAAGAAATGAATGAATAAAGAAGAAAAAGGTCTAAAGGAAATAACTAATGTTATAATTAAGAATAAGATTGAAGATAGAACTAAAGATAATCGTATTCTTAAGAAAGTAACCTTTAAAAAGCCTACTATTAAAGAATGTAATAAGAGTGATAGTGAATTAAATAAAATTCTTGATAGTATTCCTGAAGAAGAAAGAGCGTTGTTTGATAAAGAATTAGAGTTAGAATACGCTAAAAGTAGTTATCAGGGCTATATGGAATATGTCTATGGTAAACAATACATAAATACAAAATTAAGTAGATTTCTATGTTCTTGTATAGACAACGCCATAGAGAGAGCAAATAAAGGTCAAGATGTAAGATTATGTGTGTCAATGCCACCTAGACACGGAAAGTCAATGCATTTTACTGAAACACTACCTAGTTATTATATAGGCAAGTATCCTAAAAGAAAGGTTATTATTGCTTCTTATAATAGTGATTTAGCCGAAAAGTTCGGTGATGCTAATAGACAAAAAGTAATGAAGTTCGGTAAAGATATATTTCAAACTGAATTAAGTCAATCTCAAAATAATAAAACATTTTGGGAAACTAAAGAAGGCGGTGGGTGCTTAAGTGCAGGTCTTAATGGTACTATTACCGGTTTCGGTGCTAACTTGTTCTTAGTAGATGACCCTTATAAGAATATGGTAGACTTTGAAAGTTTTAAAGATAGAGTATGGAGCAACTATCAAAGTGCGGTTAACACTCGTATGGAAAGCGTTAATGGCTTAGGCAATATTATTATTGTTATTCATACTAGGTGGAACCAAGATGACTTAATCGGTAGACTTAGTTTATTACCTAACTTTGAAGTAATTAACTTACCTATTATATGTGAGTATGAAAAGAATGACCCGCTAGGAAGAAAGCGTGGAGAAGTCTTATGTAAGGAATTAAAAGACATTAATGGTGTCAATGAATTAAAAATGTCTTGTGGTGATGATGTATTTAATGCCTTATATATGGGTAATCCTAGAGTAGATGGTGGTAATGAATTTAAAAAGAGTACATTTAGATATTATTCACTAGCCGATTTACCACCGGTATTTGATAGACAAGTAATAAGCGTTGATGCTACATTTGATACAGGACAAACAAACGACTATGTTGCTATTCAAGTGTGGGGAAAGAAAGGTGCTAATCATTACTTATTAAAGAGATTTAAGCGTAAACTAACCTTTAATGAGACACTAGAGCGTATTAAATACTTTAGGTCAAGTTATAGTGAAGCAAGAACAATATTAATTGAAAAAAAGGCTAATGGTAGTGCTATTATCAATACTTTAAATGATGTTATAGGTGGAATTAAACCTGTTACACCGACTGAAAGTAAAGTAGCAAGAGCAAGAGCCGTACAACCTTATTTCGATAGTGGTAATGTTTACTTCCCTAATGAACAAATAGACCCTACTATCAAAGACTATGAGAAAGAATTACTTGATTTCCCTAAAGGAGCACATGATGATGAAGTAGATGCTACAACACAATATTTAAACGAATATAAGTTTGAATGGATTGGTGTTAAAAAAGACTATAATTATTTTAAACAATTAAAGCAAACATTAACAGAAGTGTTTGGAAAAGGAGACTAATATGATAAAATATTCAATTACTGAAAAAGATATTGAAAACGAACAAACATTATTTAAGTATGTAGAACAAAGTTTAAAAGACTTTATACTTTATATTCCACCTATTGATATTCCACCATTTGTAGGCAGTAATTTAAAGACTATCAAAGAAGATTATTTGTATTATTATGGTAAAGAGCAACCATATAAGTATTATATTAATAAAGTCAAGTATATTGATGATACCGCTACTAGTTTAGTCTTTGGTGTAGCACCTACATTTAACTCATATAGTAATGATGAAAGTGAAAAGAATAAATTAATTGCTATTAATCAAAGGTTTGCTAGTAGAGGTCTTGATAAGGCGATTAGTGAAGTAGGAGCATTTTGTGGTAGAGTAGGTGTTAGTTATTTACTTACTTATAACAAAGATAAAGATGAATTCCCTAGATATAAATACTTGCCAAGTGAAAATACTTATGTAGTATTCAGTAATGATGCGGATGAACAAAGCCTATTTGCAGTAAACTTTAGTCTACAAACCGTAGTTGATAGTGGCAAGCAACAATATTATGTAGTAAATGTTTATACAAAAGATTACTTATATCGTGTTAGAACACAAAGTACAACAAAATTTCGCAATATCTTACCTAAATAATCGTGACGCCGATAAAATAAGACACTATTATAAGCGTGTTCCTATTACAATGTTCGTTAACAACGTTGAAGAGCAAAGTGATAGTAGATGTGTTTATAAAATCATAGATGGCTACAATAGTTTACAAAACAATGCTATTAAGAACATTTCTACAATTATTAACTCAATCTTGTTCATTAAGAATATGAGAGTAGGTAATAAAGAAGAACAAAGCGACATGTTTGCAATGTTAAAAGAGCAAAATATGTTAGTAGCGGAGACTGCCGAAGATGGTGGAAATGCTAAGAAAGATGTAGACGCTAAATTCCTTAATAACCCATTAAATCAAGACCAAGTTAAAATACTTACTTCTTCTCTAGAAGATAGTATTCATCAAATTAGTGGTGTTCCTAACTTCTCAAGTGAAACATTTGCTCAAAATAGTAGTGGTACTGCATTACAATTAAAGTTATTAGGCTTTATTAACTTAGGTTATAATAAACAAAAATACTTTACACCTAGTTTGTTGAGAGTATTAAAATTAACATTGAATTACCTTGAATATATTAAAGTGGATAAATATAACGTTGATTTAGACAATATTTATGTTAACTATACAATGAATATTCCAAGTAATGATATTGATATTACTACACAAATTATTAACTTAAAGAATGCAGGTATGTTGAACCCTGAAGTATTACTATCTAAGTTATCTTATGTCAAGGATGTTGATAGTTATATTAAAGGAATTGAAACACCGGTAGAAGAAAAAGATATAAATATAGATAAAAGTATTGACAAATCTAATAATTTAACTAATAATAATATTAATGGGGAACATAATGGGGACCATAACCTAGCATATACCCCCCTACAAAAACCAAATGAACGCGTCCAAATGGACAAATCTAAAAGAGATAACTTAAAAAACTACTCTAAATCATTATAAAAGTTCATATTTTTGGTACTAGTGGGGTATATATTACCCCTATTTGCACAATAAATGTTATAAAATGTGCAAATAATATCTATGTGTACATATAATGTGTATATAGATATGATTATATAAGTCTGCTCCAATGACTATAAAGAGGAAGAATTTTCCAAAGAACAACCCAAAGTTCTATAAAAAATAGCGAGAAAGGAACAATATGGAAGAAGAAACAAAAACAAGTATCACACCAGAAGTACAGGCGTTAATCGATGAAGCGGTTGCAAACGCTACAAAGAAAACAAATGATGAATGGAGTGATAAATTTAAGACCGAAGTGGCTAAAGCAAGTAAAGCCGAAAGAGAAAGAAGCCAACGTGAATTAGAGAAGTCTAAACTTACCGAAAGCGAGCGTATTAAAGCCGATTATGAAGATAAAATTAAAGATTATGAGACTAAGTTTCAAGATTTAACTAATACCGTTAGTGTTCTTACTAAAGAGAAAGATATTTCTCATAAAAAGGATTTACTAGCCACAAACAAATTACCTAAGAGTTTTATTCACGATGAAAGATTAGTAAACGCTAAAGAAGAAGATTTAACTAAACTTATGAAGCAATTAAGTAGCGAATGGAATGAGACATTAAAGACTTATTCAGTTGATAGCGTTAAAGATACTTCTCCTACAAATGGTAATAAAACTCAAGAGGATGAAATTACAAAAATGCTAAAATTATAAAGGAGATAAAATATGGCAAATACAATTTCAACTGCAGTTAATTTTTTAAACAATGAAGAGTATATCAATGCGTTATTCTTAGGTTCTTCATTGACACAAGACTTACTTAAACCTAATACAACCTTTGTCGGTGCTAAAACCGCTAAAATTCAAAAGATTGCATTTGGTTCATCAACAATGGGTAAATATGATAGAGATACAGGTTATACTGAAAATGCAGTTACATTATCTTGGGCAGAAGTATCCATTACACAAGATGTCGGTAATGAATTAAGACTTGATAGAATGGATGAAGATGAGTCAAGATTAGCAAATGGCATCATGTCTCTCTATAATAGATATATGAGAACCATTGCTATCCCTGAAATGGATAAATATTGTTTCAGTAAAATCGCTTCTGCTTCAGGCATTCAAACAAGTGGTGTAGCAACTGCATTAACAAAAGACACCGTAATGGGTGCTATTGATAAAGGCTTTACTGCATTTATTAATAAGAGAATTAATATTAATAGTGATTTAGTTCTTTATGTCAACGCTTCAACCGACGCTTTAATTCAATCTAAAGCCGAAGATATTTCTAAGATTAGATTAGGCGAATGGAATGGTGTTATTGATACAAAAGTAGCAATGTATAAGACCGCTAAATATGTTGTTGTACCTGATGATGAATTAGTTATTATCGGTGAAGAAAGCGATACTGCAGTACCATTCTTACTTATCAATACAAATGCAGTAGTTAAAGTTGTTAAATATCAAGAAGTCGTTGCAAATGAAAATGTTCCAAAACATGGTCATCGTTTAATTGCATTAGACATTGGTTTCTACTATGATTTATATTTACAACCAGATGGTGAAAAAGGTGTCTATGCTTATAAGGCATAAATAACCGATAAAATTAAATAACCTAAAAGGGTTTGGGGTATAAAAGCCCTAAGCCCTTTTTAATTTATATAAAGGAGAATATAATGGCATTAATAGAATATAAAATAACCGAGAATGAAATAAAGGAAGAATATGGCTTTAATATAAGTGCTAGATTACTTAATAGAAGTTATATCACACCTATTATAAATCTTGCTTATAATGAAGTTATTACGCTTATACACAAATGGAATGATAATATTAAGAGCAATGAAGATATATATAACTTATTAGATACCGAAGATAAAATTGAAGCCTTTAAATTTTGCCAATACAAGGTTGTATTCAATGAATTAACTTCAGAAGGTAATCCTATTGACCAAACAATATTAGATACAATTAGATTTAGAATGAGAATAAGTCTTATTAACGGAGTACAACGATAATGTTAGAATATTACAAGGTAGATAGAGATTACTATAATCATATAGGATATTGGGTATATATATCAAAGAATAAAGAACATAAAGAGTTGATATATTATCATATTGACTCTAATAAGACATGGCAAATGATAGATGATAACTATCAACATCAAATCAAGGCTACAATGACTATAATAATATATGGCAATCATAAGTTAGTATCACAAGATTATATTGAATTAGATACAAAAGAGAGATTAAAGATTGTAAATATCACTGATAATATGTTAAAGTTAAATAAGGAAATACAAGACTATTCAAAACCTATTATACAATCACAAGGAGTTGACTTAGAATAAATGAATTTCTATCAATTAATGAATGTTGCTACTGCCGAAAGTATAGCGGAAAATATATATCAAGAGTTTTCAAGAAATATGCCTAGAGATACCGGCGAAATGATTGATTATTCATTATTAAGTAATAAGGTTTATAGATTAAGTGATAAATTAGCATATTTTGATATAGGAAATGTAGGAGCGGAAACAAAAACACCGCATTATCATATTTTGCAAGACGCTAAATGGATACATAAAGCCGGAAAAGCAAATGCAAAATCAAGAGGTAGTCAATATGGCTTATCACCTATGCAAAGAGACTACGCTACAAAGGAATATCAAAAGAGATATAGAGATACAATGACATCTAAAAACTATTATTATAATAAGCATTATCATTATATTGATAGAATATTAGATGAAGAGATACCTAAGTTAGCAAGTATGTTAGGTGGTAAATGGCAATTAGGAGCAGGTTTAGGGGAAGAAGAAACAAAACAATTATTTTCATCTATAAATGCTCAAAGGTTATTGAATAAATAAAGGAGGAATATATGTTTGATATAGATTTTCTAAGATGTTTAGTAAGTGATAAGTTAGGAAGTGACTACAAACTTGCTTCATATTACGAACAAATTAATGATGATAGTGAAATAGATAGATATATAGAAACTTATAAAGCAATTGTTAACGATGAAAATAATGTAAATAATAAAGCGTGGGGTGTCATAAGACAAGAAGGCAATTCCGAAATAACGAATTTATATTATAATTACGTAATAAGTTTTGATTGGAGCATTTATTTCAAGTGTAAGCAAACTAATAGAGATAGTGTATTAATAGACTTAATTAAGTTTATTAAAGAGTAATAAGCTTAAATTATCCTATGATACAAACCGATAATGGTGCTATATATAACTATAAGAGTGCTTATTATAGAGATATATTTCAATCTAAGTCTGAACCTTCACTTGATGACGAAGAAGAAGAACAATTAAGAAATATTATTAAATATGAAAGTGATTATAGTGGTCAAGTAGTATTAAGAGTACCTACTACTGATAGTGACGGAAATAGTATATATGATTATTTTCAAGCGTTAAGTGATGAAGAAAAGAATACATATATACAAAAACTATTTAATCAATATGTCGGATATTATAACGATAAAGGTACTATAAGTGAGTTTAACTTTAATATAATTAAGAATAATTTAAAGAATTGCTTTATTTTAATTGCCGATTTAGATAATTCCGTATCTTATGAATATAAAGTGTTAGAGCCTAAAAACGTAGGAAAATGTATAAAAATAGTTGATTATGCTAAATCTTTATATACTATGTGTGGTGAATATCACTTATATAAAATTAATTTAGCCTTTAATTCTATTGAAAGTAGTATGCCTAAAATATTAAATGGTGATGAGATATGTGATATATATCTAAGTGGCACAAGCACCT